GGCTCTCATTTACACCGAGATCCACGATCGCCTCACGACCGGTGAGTTCAACGCTGTGATCGTCTTGAACGGAGACAAGCCGCGCACGCACATCACGGATGATGCGGATCTCTATCTGATGAGCTTCTTCCAACAGCAGGACGTCCCTGAGGAGGTACGCTCCGCCCTGCGCCTTTACGGCGATACCAAGGTCATGACTGACACACTCATCGCCATCGCCAACACCCAAGCGCTCAAGAAGTACCGCTCGGGTCTCGCGAGGGGCGACAAGGTCTTCTAGCGGCCGCCGCCGTACTGCACTATGGGTGGTGCTCCGGGAGCGACCCCGACCACCCCCTACCGGCTCGCCTACACCGAGCCCGACCCTGTGACCCACGACCTCAACGCCAAGCCCGAAAAGAAGTACGTCTACGCGAAAGGAAAATGGAAGTGCATAAAAGGAAAGCGGTACTTCGACGAGGCCACCGGTGATATGTCCTTCACCCAGAGCCGGTCCATCCGCGCGCCCTCCCACTATACCACTGTTGCGTCCCCCTCATGCAAACACAACGGTGGTAAGTACTGTGCCTCGGCGGGCAACATGATGCTCGGCATGCGTCGCGCTCTAATGCTCGCTCATCCTGCCATCCCCGATGGCGACGATATCGCAGCTGCCAACCAGCTGGCCTTTGTCGACAGCCATTCGAACGTCCTCGCGGCCATCCGGACACTCTACGCCACCCACTGTAAAGAGTGGAAGGGTTGTTCCGGAACTCCTCGAACACGCGGGCGATCCCCATGAGAAACGCGAGTTGCGTCTCAATACGGTGGCTATGCTCGAGCGCACTGGCCGGATACACGACGAGTCTTACACCAACAAGGTCATTTACCAGCTCAAGAAAGACGAGTGGAGCAAGATCTTCAAGCTTATCCGCACCATCGGCAACATGCAGGTGGCCGCCAGCCTGGAGACCTTCAGGAGCGCCAAGTTCCTCAAGTCCGCTATGAGCAAGACACCGATCCTCTACAAGGGATGCCTCATTGAGTTTTGCGCTAAGCCTTCCCCTGACCGCCTCGACCGGATCATGAAGAACCTTGCTGCACCCATGCACAAGGCTCATTTTGTCTTCTTCTCCGACGACTCCTCTTTCGCCGTCCGCACGGGCTCAGACGTCCGGGTCTACAACCTAGACATTAGCTCCTGCGACGCTTCACACCGCGCTGGACTCTTTAAGGCTGCCTACGCTCTTGTCCCCAATAACATGGCCGACGCTGCGTTCCGGGCCAGCTTGCAAACCTGGCTTCCGATCGAGGTCAGGAACCCTCAGTTCAAGCAGGAGAAGTTCACTCTCGAGCCAACGCGTGCCATCCTCTATTCAGGGCACGGTTGGACCACCTTTTACAACAACGTGGCCAATATGCTGATCGCATTTTCCATCATCGATGCCGGTGCTGTCACCAAGAAGGAAATCGTCAGGGCCGCGTTCAATGGACCTGGTTACCGAATCACTTGTGATGACTCGGCAGGCAGTGCCACTTTTGATCACCTTGACGTCAGGACCGTCCAATTCCTCAAGAACTCGCCGTGCTTCACCTCACGCGGCCTCCGCTCCGTTTTCAACTTCGGTGTCTGGCTGCGCATCATGGGCACCACCACCGGCGATTTCCCCGGCACCGGCCCCATAGAGGCACGCTGCAAGGAGTACACCAAGGCGGTCTTTAACGGCATGTTCGGCAGGGTTTCAACACCTCTGCTTGATGGCATGCGCGCTCTGTACGAATCTGAGTCGCCGAAAGCCACGTCGGCTGCCACCCTCAAGAAGGTGGAGCGGATGCTCGAGTACAAGTCGGTCAACCGCGAGCGCATCGTGCTCACTGACGAGCAACTCTTCGCGCGCTACCAGCTGAAAGGACCCGAGCTCAGCGAGATGGTACATCTCCTGACAACGTACGGTTACGGCTGGTCTCTCTCCTGCGTGGCGATGAGCAAGATCCTCGCCTTCGACTACGGCCTCTCGTGCACCATTGCACCTCAGCGCCGCACAGGTCCCTCCATGGTCGATAACGCTAAGTTTCCCGTTTTTCTAATGAAGAACTAGATTCCAAGCGACCGACCCCACCCATAACAAAC